CGTTCTGTGCGCTGCCAATCACCGTCACCAGATCGAAAATTTGTTCCACCAGGGTGGCGCCGCCTTCGGCGGGGAGAAAATCGCTTTGCTCGGCGCTGTTGCTGTAGGAGTAGAGCAGTTCCTGCTGAGTATCGGGGTCGCGGGCGTAGACGCCGATTTCGCGCACGAAGAAGCCGACTTCGACCCCTTGGTTGGTCATGATCGCGCGGAGCTTACTGGTGCCGTCGCCCAGCAGTTCGAAGGATTGAATCGATAGGCTTTGGCGTTCGTTGACCAGGGCGGAGAGCGACTCGGGGTTGTCGGGGTCGGCGCCGTCACCTAGCGCGACACGTAAGAATTGCAAAGGCTGGCCGATCTGCGCCTTGGCCTGCAGGTTGCGGCCGTCGGCAGTCAGGATCAGCCCGGGGAAGTTCGCCATGGTTAGGCCCTCGGTTGAATGGTGGTCGTGGTGGCAATGAGCGCCGCCGTGCCGATAGTGAGCGCGGTGGCCGCTGGGGTCAGCGCGACCCGGGCGGGGTGCACTGTGGTGGTGTTGGCACTGTGCATGGCTAGGCCGAGCGTCACCGTTGTGGCCGATGGGCGTGGGTCGATCTGCGAGCGGATGACCATGTGGGTGCCGGTGTGGGTATAGGTGCCCAGCGTGAATGCCAGGGTGGCTGAGCGTTTCACTTGCAGCGCGGCGAGCCATGCGCGGGCGGGCTTGGTGTCGTCGACCATGCGGATGAGGCGCTGGTAATCCGCATCGCTGGCCAGTTGCCCGGTGGTGGCAATCTTGAAGGTGTAGGGTTGGCCGCCGAACTGCCACGCTTCGAGAATCTCCCCGCCGCCAAAGATCAGCTCGATAACTTCGCGCACGTCGGCGGGGGTGCCCTTGCGGCGATGGATGGCCACCGCCGTGGCAATGATTTGGCGCTTCTGTTCCACGCTCCAGGCTTCTTCCCAGCGGTCGACGCTGAATGCCCAGGCCAGCCAGGGCAGCAGGTGCTCTGGGCAGGTGGCCGGGTTCCAGATATCGCGTAGCGGGGCGGACAGGTCGCCAATGCTAGCGGTGACTTGCTCTAGCTTGCGCTCAACAGCGGTGGTGTTGGGGGGCAATAGGCTGTTCATGGGTAGGCCTCGAACGCGGTGGTGGCGACCGTGAGGGAGGTGGCCACACGGGCATCGCCACTGGCGGGCACGGTAATGCGCGGGGTGACGACACCGGTTTCGATGGGGATGCTGATGGCCCGGTTGCCGACGGTGAGCGTGACGGTTTGCTCGCTGGCCGGGGCGACGAACAGGATGCGGTCGCCTGACCGACTGATGCTGCCTGCCGTGGCGGTGACGCTGTAGGGGGAGTCGCTGTCGTAGTTGGTGATGATGATCTCGACGCTTTGGCCGACGTAGATTTTGTTACCCGGCCAGCTAAGCGTGGGGATGGAGACGGATTCGATTTTGGTGGCGAACTGGTTAGGGTCGAAGTCTTTGTCCGTCCAGATTTTATGCCAGGTATCCCAGTTCCCGGCTTTTTTGACCCGTGCGCTTAGGTTGCCGCCGCTATCAAAGTCGGCAGCCAACTGGAACTGGTAGCTGTCACCGTTGCGGTGCGACGCTTGAATCACATATTGCCAGGTGTGGGTTTTGAAGGGCGTGGCGTGATCCAGATTAGAGCCGTCATAAAACCCTGCCGTAGAAGGGGCGTTCCAATCGGTACCCGGGTGGCGGCCACGGCCGTTGTCGTCGGTGACTTTGGCCCATTGGAATTGGCTAGCGTGGCGGCCGTCTAGCTTGTCGGCATCGGCGGCTTTTCCGCTTGAAGGCAGGTAGTCATGGGTATGTCCGACGCTGGCGAATTCGGCGGCATGTTTTCCGTCTAGCGTGTCGGCGTTATCGGCTTCTTTTACCTTGGATGAAAACGTGTAGGTACCTGGGTTGCTATGGCTTCTAAAGCCCCATAGATACCCATTCGAATCAATGGCAATGGCATTGGATCGAGAAGCGCTGATTTGCCAGACAAGCGCCGCCGTATAGGTGGGGTTGAGCGTCGCTCCCCGCGTACCGCCCAAGTCAGCTATGTAGATTCCATCTTGCTGATCACCTGGGCCATCGCCATCAACATCAAAGTTGGCGACTACTTTCACTGGCGAAGTGAAGGTTTTACCCGTTTGCGATGATGGCAAACGTGCATCCGAGAGGGTGCCGGTCGTTAGGTTTCCGGCATTGCGGTAGTACTCACTTTCTTGACCATCCAGCTTGTCAGCATCAAGCCCTGAGCCTGCACCATCGACGGTGCGCAGCTTGGCAAGTAAATCAGCCGCGGTATAAGCGGCGGCGTTGAGTTTTCCGCCTAGCAGGGTATCGAGCTGCTGCTGGGTGTAGTAGCGGCCGTCGTGGTCGTGTTCGGCAGCGGGGTAAGTAGTGGGCTTGCCGGTGACTTCCCCAAAGCTGGGCCAGCGGGTAGCGGTAGCGGGTTTGCCGCTCACTTCTGCCCAGGTGTGACCATGCACTGCCAGGGCGAACGCGGCGGCGTGTAGGCCGTCCAGCTTATCGGCGTTCAGCCCTGACCCTTCACCGTGCACCGTGAGCAACTTGGCGAGCACATCGGCGGCGGTGTAGGCGTTGGCGTTGAGTTTGGTGCCGATCTGATTGCTGACCGTGGTGGCGAAGTCGGGGTCGTTACCGAGCGCGGCTGCCAGTTCGTTGAGCGTATCAAGGGTTTCCGGCGATGAGCTGACCAGGGCGGCCACGGCGGCATTGGTGAACGCTCGGTAATCAGCTTCGATAGTGGCGAGCTGTTTGCCGTCTAGCGTGTCGGCGTCCAGCCCTGAGCCATGCCCGGCCACGGTGAGCAGTTTGGCGAGCACATCGGCAGCGGTATAAGCGCTGGCGTTGAGCTTGGGCGCGGTGGCGGTATCGGTGTGTTCTTTGGCGTTTTGCTCGGCTTGATCGGCGGCGGCTTGGTACTCGCCTTCTAGCGTGGCCAGCTGTTTGCCATCCAGCTTGTCGGCATCCGCCGCTTTGGCGGTGGCGTTGAGTTTGCCGCTTAGCAGGGTGTCGAGCTGCTGCTGGGTGTAGTAGCGGCCGTCGTGGTCGTGGGCTTCGGCGGGGTAGGCGTCGGGCTTGCCGGTCACTTCGCCAAAGCTTGGCCAGCGGGTGGCGGTGTCGGACTTGTGGAGCAGATCCTCCCAGGCGACATAGGCCCAATCGGTGGCGTAGTCGTCACCGTTCACTTTCATCATCACGGCACGGGCGTTACCCCCTTTGGGGACGCCGTGGCCGGGCAGGCCACGCATGCCGACGGCAACGGTGGCCACCGGGGTGCCGGGTATGTCGATACTCGCGGTGCTGATGGTGATATTGCCGATGTGCTGGGCAACGGCAATGGTGCGCACGGGGGCGGTGACATTGACGTTGATGCTCATCGCGTGACCCCTGGGCGCACGGTGACGGTGCCTTCTAGCAGGCGGTGGGTGTCGGGGCCGGTCAATAGCAGGTCGTAAACCCCTTCGCTCCAGCTCAAATGGCTGGTGTCTTCGGCCGTGAGGGTGATTTGAATCACGCCGCTGGTGGGTTGGTCGACAAGAATGCGGCCGTTTTCCGGGTTGCAGGCCAAGAGGATCTCGCGGTTTGCTGAGCTTTCACGCACCTGCAAGCGCGGGGTGTAGGGGGTGAGATCCATGGGCGTGACGCTATCCCCTTCGCCTTCGGTAATGGTGAGATCCAACGTGAAGGTGGTGTATTGCTCAATTGTCAGGTCGAAGTTTCCGGCACTCATGAGTCACCTCGCGTCACGGTTACGCTGATGCCCGTGCAAAACGGGGCGTGTTGCTTGTCGCAAACAATGCCCGCCGTGGGGCGCAGTAGCTCTACGGCTTGCACGCCGGGGCGGTGCAGCGCGGCATAAAGGGCGGAGAGGGGAACATCGCGGCCGAGGGCGTGCCGTTCGGCGACAAGGCGTTCGGTTTCATCGACGGCGGCATCCTGCACCACGCCTGCGTCGGGGCCTTCGTCAATGGTGAGCCGGGCTTCGACGGTGTAGGCGTTGATGATTGCGCTCTGCACATTGACGCGGTCGGTGAGCGGGCGTACATCGTCTGCACCTACGGTGTTAAGCACGCTGGTTAGCAGGGTGGGGCCAGCGGTGCCGTTACCGGTACGGGCCAGCACGGTGATCATGACGTCGCCCGGTGCGGGGCTGGTGATGCTGGCGTCTTTGACGTTGGGGTCGGCTCCCAACGCGTGGAAGCGGTAGCCTTCGGCCGGACCTGCAGTGCTGTAGCCTTCGGGGGAGAGCTGGATGCGGCGGCGGTAGTTGGGGTCGGCTTCATCATCCAGGCGCGACACGCTGTAGTTGGCCCCGATCTGGTCGAGGTCGGCATCGCGGGCATAGGCGAGCATGACGGCGCGGGCGGCTTCGTTGATACGTTGGCGGAGTAGTAACTCGCGGTAGGCGTTTTCTTCCAGGAGCTTGACCAGCGGTTCGGATTCGAGCGCGAGTAGCTCGGTAATGGCTTCCCGCTCTTCTTCGGGAGTTAGCTCAATCAGCCGCGCTTTGCGGTCGGCCAGCAGGGTTTCATAGTCTAGCGGCTCGATGATGTTGGGCGCGGGGAGCTGGGAAAGGTCGATGGGGGTGGTCATGCATTCCCCCTTAGCGGTATGGCCATAGTTACGCTTTCACCGTTTTCGACCCGGCGTGCGGTAATGATCAGATCAAAGCGGCCGGGGCGCTGAGTGGAGACTTGCCGGGTAATTTGCTGCACCCGAATGCGCGGCTCCCACTTCATTAAGGCCACCACGGTGGCGGCGTAGGCGCGCAGCGCGGTGGGGCCGTTCAAAGGCTGGTCGATGAGTTCCGGAAGCAGTGAGCCGTACTCCCGGCGCATAACCCGCGAGCCTATTGGTGTGGTGAGAATGTCGATCACCGATTGCTGAATATGGGCCAGCGGCTCCATGCTGCGGCCATTGTGCGCGTTCATGCCTGGCATTAGATTGGCCCCTGGGTGTTGGCGGGGCCGGGCTGGATGCCGCTATGGGCGTGATCATGGCCCACGTTCTTGCCGTTGTGACTGAGCCCACCACCTTTCTGTGTGTAACCCCCTTCGCGGTTGAGCTCGCCGGTGTGCTTGATGTTGCCTTGCCAGGTAGTGCCCCCGGGGGCGGTGATCTCAATCGCTCCGGGCAGGTGGATGCGCAGCACGCTGTTGGCGTGGTCATACTCGAAGAGGCCTTGATCTGGGAACAGCCTGCGCCATAGGTCAGCGCTGTTTGCCGGGGCAGAGTGGGCGTTTGAAAACAAGCCAGTCAGTACGACCCCTGCAGCAGGATCGCCCCCGGGTGAAAAGAGAATCACCTGCTCACCCTGAGTGGGTGGATTCCAGTCGCGTGTGGAACCGGCGCGGCCTTCAATCCACGGCAACCAATCGGTAAGCAGCTCGCCGGTTTTGACTCGCACGCGGGCAGCGTGATGATCCACCTCAGCGATGGTGCCGAGGCGGATCAGGTTGTGCAGCAGGCGGAGAAGTTCGGGAATGTTCATAGCCGCTATCCTGCGGCGGCGTTTGGCGAAGGCGAAGTGGCGGCGGGTGTAAGTGGGGTTATTTACACCAAAGAATTAAATTATTGTTGAAGAGGTTTTCAACAGAAATGGGGCGGCATATATGCGTTTACGCAATTAAAAGCGTTCAGACAGGCCCAGCACAATTCGCGCTTTCCAACGAAAAATAAGCCAATTCAACATGGCGTAATACTGCACTGGGATTCAGGTGCCACCGAGTAAATGATATGACTGCTCGATCAATTTTACCGGCAGCACTCCACTCGATGGCGGTAGCAATGGTTAGATTAACCAATCGTTATCTGAGGGATTATAGCTGAGCTCGCTAAGCCACTCTGCGCCTTCACGGTTTTCTGGCGATTGAGCGAAATCAATAAGTACATTTGCACGGGTCTTCTCGCCCTGCGAAATGACGTCTACCCAGTAGTCATAGCCGGACTGGTCGGGCTGGCGATCCAGAACATTCAAATAAAGACGATCGATGAACTCTTCATCGCTGCCTAAGCCGAATCGTTCGATAAATTCGTCTGAGTTTATAAACGAGTCGGCAACATGTTTCATACTCTGGCCTCCGGCTACATTACTGAGCCAATAGTTGAGTCCCTCGGCATCTGGACGTCGATCAAGAGCGGCGGCGTAAAGTAGAGCGACGTTTTCTGCTTTCTCAAAAGTAATATCAGGAATTGGAACGTCTTGATTGCTTTCACCGGTGCTAAGGTCGATCAGTTCAATGTTATAACCAATAGTGACTTCATTGAGCATTCTGCCTGACGCATCGAAGCCAGGATTAGTGGTAGGCATGCTGACTTCGAAAAAATGAGGGGCGGATGCTTCAACGGTAAAAACATCCGAGTACAAGGCACCCTCCTCATACGCGCTTTGGTTATCGTTAAACAAGTCGTAACCAACCGTGCGAATAATCTCTTCCTGATTCAGATCGGCAAGCACTTTTGGCTGCGTAAGGTTGTACACACTTGTATTGAAATTCCCATCGTAAGGCAGATCAGGGGTGATCTTGATCTGATACTCGTTGCCCTGAATAACATTGTGAGCGGCAAAGGTGTCTTCATCAGTGGATAGACGGACTCCATTCCCTCCTCTGTTATGGACGTATGCACGAACGGTGTTTCCAGGCTCTAAGAATTGTATCTGGCTTTCTGGATCATTCAGGAACTCCAGAGCCCCAGGCACAGTAGAAAACATTGAAAGCCCATAAGCGGAGGTATCGTTCTTTAGTTCGGGCGTTTCCTGGATGATCGTTGGCATTTTAGCCTCTCATATTGTGATGGAGTTAAATCAAATTCACTAAGTCATTTTAAGATAGCTTTTTTTAATAAGCATGTAAACAAGGCTATAGAGTCTTTGGGAATTCCGTAGATGGCCCAAAAAACTCTAGCCAAGACGTGTCCTATCAAACGACGTTATCGATATAAAAAACTTTTATAAGCAACTATTTACACAAGTGCTCTATTAGCCGGTCATTAATAAATTCGTGGTCTGAGGTGGTAAAACCGAGCAGCTCCCGCTGGGCGTATTGGACTTCGGGGCCGTCGCGGCTGACGCGGTCGCGCAGGCCGTACTGGTGGGTTTTGGCCAAGCGGGCCACGCTGCCGAAGAAGCCGACCACGGCGGTGTCGCCGCTGGCGGTGGCTTTGAGCCATTTGGCGGTGGAGAGCTTGTCGAACATGGCGCGACGACGAATGCTGCCTTGCTGGGCGCGCAGGCGTTGTTCCTTGCGCGGGGCGTAGGGCTTACCATCCGGGTTGGTTTGGGCGCGGATTCGCTCCCGTTGACGGCGGCGAAGATCTCGTGCCACGTTGCGGGCCAACGCTCGGCGCTGTTTCACATCCAGCTGGGCCAGTAGCGGGCCGACCCACTCTTCCAGCGCTTGCATATTATCCGCCATGGTCATTTTCCCACTCGGCGGCCAGTGTGTAATCGGCGTCTACCTCGCTATCACGAATCAGCAACTGCCAGCGCGGTGCCGGGTAGCCGCTGGTTTCGAAACGTGGCAGGGCGTGATCGACACGTATTTCTCCCGCCTCACAATCCACTTTTGCCAGCACCCGTTCGGTGAGTTTGACCCGCAGGGCCACATCCACCGATTTGTGACTGAGGATCTCGGCTTCAAAGCTGATTGCCTCCGTTGGGTCGGCATCCGGCTGGTATTCGGCCAGCCATTTCAGCAGCGGCACCATGAGGGTGTCGAGATCCGCGCTGAAGTCGGTGAGCACCAGTTGAGCGGTGAACTGGTATTCGTGGGTGAGGTTGGGGCCCCGACGAAATTCGATGCTGCCTTCTTCCACAAAGGTGAGCAGCCGTTCGGGGTCGTTGGCGAGCGCCGGTACCGCGTTAATCAGGAGGGCGCGTAGCAGGTGGAGCTTTTTCATCAGCGTTCTCGTGACAGGCGATGACGGCATCGACCTCGGCGGCGCACTGTGCCCAGGCGGCTTCGGTGCGTTCTAACTGCAGGTCGAGCTCGCCATTGGTTTGCGGGTTACTGGCGGGGAGCGTGCAGGGGCTCGGCGTCGCGCACTGATTGGTGATAAGCATCGGCGCCGGTGACGGCGGGGCGGCGGCGCATCCGGCTAACAGCATCAGGCAAGTGAGCGGTAGCCCAAGCGCGAAGTGTTTCATTTTCACGATGTAGCTCCTCAATGGTGGTGAAGCGGTTGGAGGCAGTGCGGGCCAGCGCCGCCTGCTGTTGGGCCAGGGCCCGGCGCTGGTTAGCCAGGCGGCGTGCGTTATCCCATAATGCATTGATGACCACTTTGTTTTGCGCTTCCCGCTGGAGGGATTCAGCCAGCTGTTGTTCGGCAATATCGGCGCGGGCCTCGGCGGCGTTGGTGCGTTGCCAAAGTGCCCAGGTAACGGCAATGACCAGTGCTAGAATCACCACGGCGGCGAGTAGGCGGTTCATGGTGCTAACCCCTCCAGACACAATTCGCGCTCGGTAGCGCGGCGTTTGACTAGGCCGTTGAGGCGTTTGCCTCCGGCATAGACCCAGCGGGAGAGCTCATGGCAGGCGCCGCGAAGGTCGCCAGTATTGAGCTTGCGTAACAGGGTGGAGCGGGCAAACGCGCCTGCCCCTACGTTGTACACAAACGATGCCAGCGCAGCGCGGGTGGGGGGTGGTAGATCTACATGGGCGCGGCGGTCGACCGCTGCAAAGGCAGTGCCGAGATCCGCCTGCAGCAGATCCGTACATTCTGCCTGGCTAAGGGTTTGCCCCATGCGCGCCGTGGCGGTGTGGCCATAGCAAATGGTGGCGATGCCCACGGGGTCGCGGTAGGCGGTGGGTTCATACCCTTCGTAATAGGAGACCACGGCGGTGGCAATGCTGAGCGCACCGGCAGTGGCCCCGATGGCGATGCGGCGTTTAAGACCCATGACGGCGCCCCCAATAGTTACGGATGCGTTTTAGGTAGCGCGGTACCAAAAGGCCGATCTGCAGCGCGAGGTATAAAAGGGTCAGCACGGTGACCCAGTCGGCGGGCGTCATGCCGCCGACGTGCAGAAGCGAGACAACGGCTGGCGGGGCGACCTTGGCGCTTTCGGTGGTGATTTCGAAGGAGTGGCTCATGCGGGCCTCAAAGGATAAAAGGGTCAATCCCACAGTTGCACGGTGGGGGCGCGGCTGGGCGGTTGGGTTACCGTGGGCAGCGTGACCGACGTGCCATGGGGCAGCAGTGGGCCTAATTCGGCCAGCCCCGGGTTGGCGGCCAGTACCTGTTCGGTAATGCCTTGCGTGCGCCCAAAGGCGCGGTAGCAGATGGCATCCAGGGTGTCGTTTTGCTGGGCGCGGAGAGTGTTGGTCATATCAGTTCCACCGTGCTGTGCGGACGGCCTTCGATCTCGCTGATCGCCCAGGCGGCATCGCGACGGTAGCCGTCGGCAGGATCTTGCAGACGTTCGCCGCGCTCCCGGCCGCTGTTGGTGGCGTCATAATCCGCGTAGCGTTCAAGCAGGCTGGCGTGGGCGGTGGAGTACACAGCGCGCAGGTAGAGCACGTTAAACACTTCCGGCGCTTGCCAGACACGAATGGGCAGCGAGTCCATCGTTTGATAACCCGCTTCCACTTTGGCGGCTTGCCAGTGGCGTAAAACGCGGTTGACCGTGGCCATTGCTGCCTGCAGCGCGCTTTTGATGCGGGCGTTGGTGATGGTGCTATCCAGCCGGTGGGTTTCCCGGAAGTCGCTGGGCTTGATGGCCGGCCAGAAGCCATTGTTTTCGATGGCGGTGGCTTTGGTTTCGCTGCTGGGGGTGCCTGCCGAGATAAAGCTGCTCATCGGGTTACCTCAATTCATTAAAAGGGGGTGGGCGGCGTTCGAGCATGAGCGTTGTCGCTTGGCTCTCACGTCGCGCCCCCTGACGTCGGCGGTCGACTCGGTTAGCTGTCAGCTTTTGGCTGTGCAGCGTTTTGTTTCATCTCACGTTCCAGGCGTTCGAGATCTTTCTTCACACCAATGCGGTCGTTGAGTGATAGAGCGCGTTCCAGATTGACCTGGGCATCTTCCAACTGACCGGTGGCCCGGCAGGCATAGCCCAGCGCCTTGTGCAGCTTGGCGCGGATCTGATCGTGCATATCGGCGTCGCGGGTGAGCAGCTCCACATCGATCAGATGAACCAGTAGGGCGGTGGTGTCGGCACCCTCTTCATCCAGTTGCTTCAGCGCTTGGTCGGCGACCTCTTCAGCAATAATGGCGGCGGTGCCGCGCTCGAATTGATCCGGCGGAGTGAGGCTGTGCTTGATGGCGTACTTGGCGATCGCAATGGCCCCGGCGAGGTCGCCAGCATCGATGCGCCAGAGCATGATGCGCATCAGTACATCGTCCTGGGCGCCTTGCCCGGCTTCCAATACACCGGTGATGTACTCGGCGTACTTGGGCAGGATCTCGCGCTTGATCTCGGCTTTGCGCTCCATGGATTGGGTGGATTTAAGCAGGCGGTAGTCTTCAAACAGCGCGGCTTGCATAAGCTCAAAGGCTTCGCCTTGCATGGGCTGGTCGCCCGCATCAGCGGCCGCCTGAGCGGCGCTGACGTGTTCAAAGTGGCGGCGGATAGAACTGACCATGACTTACTCCCCCGCCGGTGCTTCGGTTGGTGCGTTTTCGCGGGTGATGTCCTCAATCAGGCAGCCAAACCCATAGTCTTCAATCACGTAGGCATCGTTTGAGGATTCGTAATTCTCGACCCGCTTGCGTTCTGGCTTGTCCTTGAGGTAGCGACGGCGAGAACCTTCCTGCCAATAAAGCGACAAGTTTTCGAATGAGGTGATAAAGATTCCATTTTCCAGCATGAAGGGGGCTTGGTAGCTGTTTAAGCCCCCAATGCGCTTTGCCGCCATGATCATGTCCAGCGCACGGCTTTCAGTCGGCTGCTCATACTGGTTGACCTTCGGTAGGTACTCTTCGGTCATGAGGGTTCGACCAACGATCGCTACCAAGTCCGTTGAGTCGCGATGCCAGGGGTCGATCATGGAGTTCACGGCTTCCATTACCAAAGCGTCTAGGTTCTGGAATTCTTGGCCTTTACCTATCTTGTGCCCTTTGGTAACGCGTGCTGGAGAGTGATTGCGATACTTCTGCAGCCAGCCAATGTTGACGTCTTGTAGCAGTGGGTTAGCTGCTCGATCAGTCTGTTTTGCTGCACTAGTGCCGTTAAAGCCCATCATCAGACGGTCGAGTGCTTGTTGCTTAATGATGGCGTTGCGAATACGTGACTGAAAATCGGGGAACTTTGCCCAAGCATCCAGCTTGGCCCAGGTTAGGTAAGTGTCGTATTCGGTGGATTCGCAGCGGTACTCATGGTTGTCCATGATCGTTGGGTCAATGGGGTTACGGTCACGCTGAGTGACGTCCGTTCGAGCGGCAATGGGCCCGTTGATTCCTAACCCGAGTTTTTGCCCTACTAGGTCTCGCACTCCAATCGTATTGATGCGACTAAGGAAGTCGCTGGAGTCCTGGATCTTGGTTTCCAGTGTTTGCTGCACGCTCGGCTCGATATCGAACGAAGAGAAAGCATTCTCTGCCCCATTAAGGCGTGCAAGACGCTGGCCGTATTTATTGAAGAGCTTTCGAGTTTCTGTACGCATGGTTTAAGGCGTCTCTTAGCAGTCGGTTTCGATGGTGCCGTCGTTACCAGTGGCGGG